AAGGCTACTACGACGAGTTCCTTGAGTGGCTTGCAGTTGAAGGTCCTCACTTCCTGAACGACCACAAAGTCTACAAGCGCCCGATCCAACTTCAAAATTTCGGCCGTCATCTCTACCAGCAAGCGCACGAGATGACCAATCCGGATCTCGACTTGTATCCTTCGCCTGGACGCTTCTCCTGTGGATTCTGCGGATACAGGGAGCCGTGCTTGGATAAGGAGTCCGGCGGCGACTACGAATACGGACTTAGTACAAATTTTGAAGTCAAACCAAGATACTATGCACTACGCGAAGCTAGTACAGACAAGAAAGGTACAGGGTAATGACAGACGCAGACGGAGCCGATCACCCTCCGGACGACTTCCACTTCGAGAAGACGACAGTGCCTTATGACGTCGACGCGGGAGAGCCTGAACTGAGCTCAGCAGAGGTCGCCGACATCTACGCTCACGCACCGGACGAAGTCATTAGGGACTACGAATCCAGACAGCCTACGGCACGTGATCTAGCAATCATGGCAGCACAGGTTGACGACCCTCGAGATCAGGACGGTAGCACGATCGAGGGTGTCGTCGTCGGAAGGCAGTTCGCTGGCATCCCGATCGCAACGATCAGAGACATCAAGCCGTACGTCAACACCTTGATCTACGGCTTGCCAGGCTCAGGCAAGACGCACCTAGCAGCTACTGGAGCTCAGAGCCGCCACCTCGATCCGATGATCTACATCAACGCTGAGGCAGGCGCCAATACGTTGATGAAGTTCAAGGAGGACATCGACGTCATCCCTGACCCTGAGACGCAGTCCGGCATCAGGTGGGAACAGTTCGAGGCCATCTACGACGAACTCGATCGTCAGTGCTACAACTCCACTGACAGTCCCGACTACCGCACGGTCGTCGTCGACACTGGTACGGAGCTGCAGAAGATCAACATGGACTGGATCATGCTGAGAACCCTATCAGCGCATCCAGACCGCGACCCAGACGTTCCAGGTCTCCACGACTGGGGCGCTTCGACCAACAGGATGAGAAGGTACCTTCGGCTTTTGCGTGACCTGCCGATGAACTTCATCCTCCTGTGTCACGAGAGCACGGAGCGGGACAACAAGGGCATTCAGTGGAAGCGCCCTGACCTGCCCGGCAAGATGGCGAATCAGGTCGCAGGCCTGTTCGACCAGGTAATGTATCTCTACACCAAGGAGGTAGCGGCGGGAGACGAAACCAAGCCGACAGAGATCGTCAGGTTCCTGCTGACGGGCGCGCTAGAGGGATACGTGACAAAGGACAGGTCCGGCAACCTTCCTCTCGTCGTGCAGGCACCGAACATGAACGACATCTTCGAACAGATTCACAAGTGAAAGGTACAAGGTATCAGACATGGCAATCAAGGTCAATACCGTATCAGAGCAGGAATCCAAGTCCGGCGACGGCACTGGTTACCTGCCCTCAGGCACCTACCACGCAATCATCACCGAGGTCGAGGCTGCCGAGTCGCAGTCCGAAGCCAACCCCGGCAAGCCGCTTCTCAAGTTCACCGCAGACGTCCAGGACGGTGTGTACGCCGACCGTCAGCTCAAGTGGACGGCGTGCTGCTGGAGCGGCGCTCTGTACACGATCATCAACCTCCTCAAGGCGCTCGGCATGTACGAGGACGCTACCGTCGGTGGTGGACTCGCGATCCCCGACGCGCCTGAAGCCTACATCGGCCAGCATGTCATGGTCCGTCGAGGCCTGAATAAGAACGCGAAGAAGGCCAACCCCGAGGACGACCCGATGTCGTGGATCGAAGTCCGCGGCTTCTCGCCCTACCGCGAAGGTCAGCAGTCAGGCACGCCTGCTGCGGGCCCCAGCAAGACGAAGGCCAGCATCCTCCCGTAGTTAGTCAGGAACAGGGTCGAGTCCCAGGTAAGAGTCGGCATTACTCCGTTTACCAGCAGAGAGGGACTGGACGGACCGACCACCCTGTTCACCATTCCGATCAACCGGAGATCCATTGGCATGGCTAGCTTGGCCGACTTCTTCGCAACGGCATATGGAAACACTACTGGATACATTTGCATAGCAACTCGCAAGCCAGGCGGCACATTCGCGGAGCAGTTCTTCGAGTACCCGGAAGATGCAGAGAAAGCAGTAGAGGTGATACGTTCCCGTGCCTTGTCAGAGAACGTATACTTCTGCCCCCAGCTACTAAGGGAGAGGCGGCGTGTCAAGACCAACGTGGGAATGGTTGGTTGTATCTGGGCGGACCTCGATGAATGTCACCCACGACACCTCAGAGTCGAGCCGTCCATCGCCTATGAAACGAGTCCGGGACGCTATCAGGCACTCTGGACCCTCGCGCAGCCTGTCGAGGCTGAGGACGCTGAGGACGTTGCAAGGAGGATTGCTTACAGCCATTCCGACAACGGTGCTGATCGAAGCGGATGGGATCTCACTCAGCTGCTCAGGATTCCTGGCACTCGAAATTACAAGTACGGTCAAGGTGCAGAAGCGCCTAAGGTCGGCATCGTGGTATGGAATGATAACGTACAACCCCTTGCGACGTTCCGCGATCGTTACGATCAAGTTGCTGGATACGAGTACCTAGAAATACCGTTTCCAGACTTCATACTCGAAGACGGCACGGCGATCCTAGAACGGAACCGGCACCGCCTCAACGGTGCAGCGTTCACGCTGTTCCACAGGGAGCCAGAAACAGACCGTTCGAGCGCTTTGTTCAGGTTGGAAATGTACTGCATAGAGGCAGGTCTGACACTTGAAGAGACATATCAGGTGTGTCGTGATGCAGCGTGTAACAAGTTTGAAGACCACCCGCTTAGACTTTGGAAAGACGTCTGCCGTGCCAAGTCTCGACACAGTGAGCAGGCGAAGATGGCGACGTTGCCACCAGGGACAGAGATGGCTCTGGTGACAGAAGTAGAACGCAAAGCGGTCATGGAGACTCCATCGTTCATAGAGAGGTACGTCGAATGGGGGAAAACTATCGGCGACGCCGCGTGGCAGTATCACGAGGCGGGAGCGTTTATTGCGTTGTCTACTCTCCTTGCTGGTTCTGTCAGACTACCCACCCGATATGGGTCCGTATTCCCAAATCTCTGGATCATGATCCTAGCCGACACGACGTTGACGCGGAAGTCGACGGCGATGGACCTATCGATGGATCTGGTTCTGGAGATCGACGAGAGCCTACTGCTAGCGACTGACGGATCGATCGAAGGCTTCATGACGGCTCTGGCCACTAGACCAGGACGAGTGAGTCTGTTCCTTCGTGACGAGTTCACAGGCTTCATGGACCAGATGGCCAAGAAGGACTACATGTCAGGGTTCAAGGAGTTCCTGACTAAGCTGTACGACGGAAGGTCACAGAAGCGCCTGCTGCGCAAGGAAGAGATCTACATCAAGGACCCACGGCTGGTCGTCTTCGCAGGCGGTATCAAGTCGAAGATGCAACGACTCGTAACGTACGAGGATGTCGAGTCTGGCTTCATACCACGATTCGTATTTGTCACTGCGGAAAGCGACCTCTCCAAGGTCAAGCCGCTGGGGCCGCCTGTAGAAGAGAACCTAGAAGCACGAGCAGCGATCCTGCGAGAGCTAAGGGAGATAGCCGCAGCGCACGTGCACACGGAGCCTGTCATCTTCAAAGACAGGGTCGTGGGCGCACGCGAGGTCCCAACCGAAGTCACAATGTCGGTGAGAGCGTGGGCTCGCTACAACGAAGTAGAGCAGACTCTGAATCAGCTGGGAGTAGATAGCGGACAAGAGCTACGCGACATCATGATTCCTATGTACTCACGTCTCGCTTCCAGCATACTCAAGGCGGCGATACTTCTTGCAGCTTCCAGATGTCTCGAGGGCCCTGTGGAGGTTGAAGAGCTCGATATCATCCGCGCTGCGGCATACGGCGACACGTGGAGAAGGTACGCACAGGACATAATCATGAACGTCGGCAAGGGACCAGTCGAACACAAGATCGAGATCGTTCTGCATGCCATACAGCGAAGGGGAAACTTTGCACGGTCGAAGCTTATGCAGACGTACCACCTGACGGCACGAGAGATGGATGACATCGAGAAGACGCTCATCGGTCGAGGCTTGATTGCCAAGGGTGGCGAAGGAAGAGCAGCCAGTTACAACAGCCTCTTGGAGGAGAAGGAATGAACGACGGAGTAGCAATAGTCAGTGGAGGACTGGACAGCGTCACGATGCTGCACCACCTCGTTTCGAAGGGCGCCGAGCCTTGGGTGCTCTCGTTCAACTACGGACAGCGACACGCGACCGAGCTCGAGTACGCGCAGCTCGCAGCGGAGCGATTCAACCTCAGCTGGACCTGCATCGACATCACCGACGTCGGTCAGCTCCTCAGCATCGACCCAACCTCATCGCTCGTCAATCGCAATGTGCCGGTGCCAGAGGGTCACTACTCGGACGAGACGATGAGAGCGACAGTCGTTCCTAATAGGAACATGATGATGCTGTCGATCGCAACCTCGGTCTGCATCGCACTGCGTGGTCAGTACGTCGCTGCTGGTCCGCACAACGGAGACGCAGCCATATACCCAGACTGCAGGCCGGGCTTCTTCGAGCTGCTGCAAGAAGCGATCTACTCGGCCAACCAAGGCTTCCTCCCAAAGGGATGGCACTTCCTGACGCCGTTCATATACTGGACCAAGTCCGACATAGCGCAGGAAGCCAAGCGCCTTCAAGTTCCTGTCGAACTTACCTGGTCCTGCTACCTCGGTGGCACCTATCACTGCGGCAGATGTGGGACGTGCGTCGAGAGGCTAGAAGCAATGCACAGAGCTGGCATCGAAGACCCGACGCGGTACATGGACGAGAACTACTGGCGCACGGTAGGTACCGATGTATAGCATCAGCAAGGAATTCGGATTCTCA